CTGGGTAATCAGCCAGTTGTAGAGGCTGTCCACGCCATCCTGTGGAACCGTCTTCAGTTCACGGACAACGGTCGTGCCGTCGTCCATATAGAAGGTGAGAGAGGGGGTGACTTTCGTCGCGAGAGGGTTTGCCATATTAGTTTCCTTTAGAAAGTGGTTAGCGCGACACGCTTAATCGTGCCAGCCGCCGTTTGCACATAGATGTAGTTTGCGTCCGCCCAGATCGCCCCGGCGGTTCCGGCGTCGGTGGAGGCGGCGGGGGTGGTTTGGTCGCTGATAAAGCGGGAGGCTTGCATCTGCGTGTTTGCGCTGTCGTCCGCGAGGCGGGCTTGCAGGATCGCGGAAGAGCGCTTCAAGGAAGGGAAAGAAGAAGTAGTACCGCCGAGTTGAATGCGAGAAAAGTTCGTTCCGCTGTTATCACGAAGGCGCAACACTCCATCTCCCCCAGTATCCATTACTACACCACCTGCATTATTTAGGAGCACATCCCCAGTAGTATGAAATCGCTGTGCGGAATAAAAAGTGCCGATGCTACTGACATACGCCAACGCCGTTCCCGCCGCATTCTGCCACTCCGTCAGGTTTGTCGCACCCTGCCCTGCCCCGGCGCGGATAACGGCTTTGGTTACGCCGGTGGTGGGGGTCTGGTTGTAGACAGTAAATGTGCCAGCCGAGGTGAGGCTTGCCACGCTGTTCTCCGCAGCTCCAACCAAAAACTGAAAAGTGTCTGATCCCGAATTTCCTACCCGCCATGTCTGGGTACTGCTGTTTTTGAAAAATACTAGAGATGCGTAAGGAGATGCGAGTGCAGACTTTAAGGCCAGGTATGCGCCGTTCCCGAGGAATGTCCCCTGTGAATCTATGCCATCGTGGGCAACACTCGCCACCACCGTCCCAGCCGAGTTCTGCCACTCTTGGAGGTTTCCCGACTGCCCAGCGCCCGCACGAACGACGAGCTTGGTGGAGCCAGTAGCGGCGGTCGGATCAAACACCAGCAGGTTCCCATTCGTCCCCTTGTTCGCGGCGTGGAGGCCGTAGCCTAGGTCGGTGGTGGTGCCGATGAGAAAATTCCCGCTGGTCGCAATACGAGCACGCTCTAAATTATTGGCCCAAAAAGCTGGAAAGTAATTGGTATCCGCAAAGTGTCGGATTTCGCCTGTACTCGTATTTGCCGTAAGCGCGAAGACTTCCTGCGCCCCAGTGGTCCACAGGATATTGAAACCATCGGTTCCGGTGGTGGACACCGACACGCGCTTGGTCGGACTCGCCGTACCCACCCCGATCCTTGCCGCCGACAGATACCCATTCGCATTCGCCCCGCCATTCCCTACCTGAAGGACGCCAGCGGAGGCGCGGGAGATGGAGACGTCTTTGGTATCAAACCAATTGCTCGTACTCGACCATGCAGCAAGGCCAGTAGATGCTAGATTGAGTCCCGACGTATACCCCGCCGTCTGCGTAGATAGAGCTGCGGTTGCAATGTCTACTGTAGACAGGATACCGGCGATCAATCCATCGCTACGGAAGAATGATTTGCTAGTTCCGCTCGCATCTTGGATATCTATGACCTTATCGCCTGTTACGTTTGCTGCCCCCGCCCGCACGACTACCTTCGTCGTATCCGACACCCCCGACCCGCCGTAGAACCGCGCCGTTCCGGCGCTGCCCGAAGCAGCTACGTCGAGCTTGTAGTTGGAGTCGGTAGTGGTGCCGATGAGGAGGTTGCCGGTGGTTGACGCAAATCGCCCACGTTCTGCCGAGTTGGCAAAAAATGCAAGTGCTTGATTTCCAGTGGATGCAAGTCGCCAGGATGAACCAGAGTTATCCAAAGTAAAGGCTGAGATAGATGTGCGCGTGACGGTAAATCCAGGTGCAGAACCAGATACCTCTAAAGTCGCACTCGGCGCATTCGTCCCCACCCCCAACCGATTGTTCGCTGCATCCCAGAACAGCGCCGTAGGGTCTTGATTCAGCGTCCCCGCCGCCGAGACGTAGGGGATAGCGCCGACAGTTGTCAGGTTGGACGCGCCGCCGACTTCGCCGCCAGGAACATCCCCGGTCAGATCACCTTGAATCGTAATGTTTCCCATTGGCTACTCCATGTTCCCGGACTGACAGACAAAGAACGTACTTGCCGCCGCGCCGATAGTCTGGTTCAACCTGACTGCCGTGACGGGAGAGACAAGCATGACGACCGTGTTCCCGGTCTGAGTGGTGGCATCAGGGTGGTCAATCCAAGTGCCGGATCCAGCACTGTACCCTGAAGCAAAGACATCGTCCAGTGTGAACTGAATCGTGTAGGTACACCCGGCACCACCATAAACACCGAGCGTCACATTGAACGGAGAGTCCGTCAATGTACTCAAAGGAACTGGGGCGCTAGTAGCAACCCCAGTCACAGCAATGCGAACGGGCTTACCCATAGCGCCCCTCCTTCTCTATACTAGAACGTCACGCTTCCCATGCTGTAGATCGTCACAGCGGCGGTAGTGACATCCGTGAAGTTCAAGAGGAAGTCCTTCTGCGCGTTCTGGGCAATCGTCATCGTGCCGCTCAAGGTCAGGCCCGTGTTCGTCGTCATCGTGATCGTCTCGGCAGCGTCAGCCGTGTTGCGGATCGTGACGATAAACGAGGTGCCAACGACAGCGCCAGGAACAGCGGCAAGGAGATCGGCGGCAGTCGGGAAGACATCGCTACGGCCAGCGCCGTTCGGATCGCGGAGGATGAACCCGGTCTTGAGTTGCGCCGGGGTGTAGGTCACAACGCCAGCCGTGGTCACCGCGGCCGGGTTCGCCTCAAAGAACGGGACACTGGAGGTGTTCAGTACAACACCAGTACCCTGGGCGCTGAGGGTCAAAGAAACATTCGCGGAAGCATCGCTGCTGTAGCCCTGGAAACCGTTCTGGCTCCGTACGGGACCGCTAAAGGAAGTGTTAGCCATTGAGATTCTCCTTCTGGGGGAATCCTCGTTCCGTCTCCCAGAACGTCTGCTGTGCAGTCTGAACGAGGGTGTAGTTGATTGTATCCTCGCACCTGCCGAGATGATGATCGACGAAGTGCTTGGGTCTGGATATATTGTCCGAGTGTTTCAGGAGCCTGAGGTTCCAAGGAACATGGAGACCACAGACAGTTCTCCCGTCAAGCTGAACAATATGATCTACATCGAATTGTATACCAGTTTCAAGTTCTAGAAGTTCGGCTTGTGCATGGAGGGATTTGATGTCCTCGCGCATCTGAGAGGTGATCCAGGGAGGGGTGGCGTTGCGGAGACGGGCGCGGCGGAAGGAGCCAGAAGCTCGGAATACATGAGGATTCTTCTTTTGGTATTCTCTGGCCCTTTGGTTGATGCGCTCCTTGTTTGCTAAAGCATACCTCTTCATAGAGGCATCCCTTTTGTCCTTATTTTTGTAGTAGTCCTTTCTCTTTCTGGCCAAGACCATGGGCTTCTGCTCTGGCTTCTGCCTGTTGATCTTGTTGTTTTCAACTTGGCACACATAGCAACCACCAGAGTCGGCGTACCGCTTATTGATATGGCCTCTTTGGCAACTAATTCCATTGAAGTAAAACTTTGAACCAGATTCTTTAGCTTTCGCTCTGGTGAACGGGAGATCGAACCCCATAGAGAGCATGATCTCTTTGACGGAATTCAGCCTGTCGGCCTCGACAAGATCTTTGATCCGCTTCTTTTCTGCGGCCTCAAGCCTTCGGATAGCATTCTTTTTCTCTCGCAAGACCACCTTCTGATCTTCGGTAAGAGCTTCCCTTTGAGCGGTTGAAAAAAGAAAACCACACTCCACACAACCAAAAGAGGACACAAAGCGTTGAGCAATGTGTCCTCTTGGGCAGGGCTTGCCTGTGAAGTAGTGGGTTAGTCCTTGTTCTATAGCCTGGCTTCTGGTGATGACATCCATGACATCATATTGCACCAAATTTCCAAGAATGTCAAACCAGGACTAACTCATTTGTTTTGATGGTTTAGGAAGCGCCAGGGCTACCATACACCCCAAGGGGGTCAGAATAACCTACTGAATAGCGCTCGCGTCCCTTGTACCGCATATTGCCCGTCTCGAAGTCGCCTTCCGCCGAGGTCTTCAGCGCAACACGCTCGAACATCTTCAGGCCGTTCGGCACATCCGTCTTCAGGAACCACGCATTCGTGTCCGTCAGCCAGTGGTTGACCGTGTAGCCTTCCGGCACCGACGACAGGTTGTAGATCGCGTTGATGTCGTTGTCAGCGGTGCTGGTCCGCAGAACCGACTTCAACAGGCGCTCCGCAACGAACATCAGAGCGGGCGGGACGATCAGCTTGCGGGGCTTCGCAGCGATCAGCAGGCCACGTTCGTCCGTCCACCCGGCGATCTGGATGATCGCAGCCTCAAGCGAGGTTTCGTTGAGGTCAGCGCCAGTCGTCGGACGGTTGGAGTTCGTGCCACCCGTGATGAGCGGGTGATCCGTAGCGCAGAGACGCTTGCCGTCACCGCCGGTGTACGAAGCCGAGAACGCATTGTTCAACACGTTCGCGCCCTTCACCTGCTTGGTGTTGGCAAACGCACGCGCCAGAGCCTTGGTGTACCGCTGGGCAACGGAGACATACAGGTTGTCTTCCATCGCTTCTTCGGTGATCGCAAAGCCGAGAGCAATCGTCTCGTGCGTGTACCGGGAGGTATACGCTTCCTGCGCGTTGTCGTAGGCAATCGCGCCACCTTCGGACTTAACCGGGGCAGTGCCAAAGCCAGACAGCTTCACTTCTTCTTCAAAGGCGCGTTCCGAGCTAGAGATCTCGAAGATCTCCTTATGCTCTTCGCCGTACCGAGCATACTCCAGACCGAACAAGGCGTTCAGGCCAGGGACAAGCTCTTTCAACATCTGTGAACGAGTAATCGCCATGATTGATTCTCCTTTCCTTGTTCAGTTCTTACGCGCCCGTCGCGTTCTGGTAGGCGTGGACGCCCTGGTTCCAGACAACGAGACAGTCAGTGTAGGCATCGCCAGCCGTCGAGTACGGCGAGTCCACGAAGCCAATGATCTTCACAGCCAGCGTGTTCGTCGTGGCAATCGAGGCGGCAAGCAGAGAAGCCGTCGAGTTGCCGCTGACAGTGGAGCCAGAAGTGACAGCGGTGAGCGGAGCATTCTTGCCAAGGTCCGTGGTGGCGACGGTGCCGTTCGCCTGCACCTTGAGGACAACCCTGGGATCGTCAACAACGTACACATAGATCTTGGTCAGGCCAGCCGTGGTCGCGGTGGCCGGGAGATACTGCGCCCAAGTGGGACGACCCGTAGCATCGACATACTCGCAGCCGACAAAGATGCCGACAGGGGTATTCGTGTTCCGGGTGGTCGTGGGGGTAGCGCCACACACAGTGATGACGCCGGAGTTCAAGCTAACGGGCGATCCAAAGTAGATGGCGTTCGTGTTGTCCGCCCCGATGGGGAACTTCCGAGCAGCGGCACGAAGAGCGCCGCCAGCCAACTCGTAGGGGATCAGGCCGTAGGGAGTAGCGGTGGAAGCCATGTCTATCCTCTAATTTCCTGTTCCGAAGGTGACCTTCGTGCTGCTGTCCTTGAACAGCGGCATACGAGAGTCATTCTCCTTCATGAGATTATTGTTTACCGCATCGGCCTGCCTGCGGGTCAAATCCTCGTAATAACGAGTTCTTTGTTCCGCCATGGACCGAGCAGTTTTACAGAGAATCAGGCCACCGATCTCAATGGTGCCATTCTTCGATTCGTTCATGATGATCTCTGCCATGATCTCAGGATGATCTTCTGCTCTGGCAACGGTCCAGCCTTCACGGAGGCGCATGGACACGTTCGAGGGGTCAGACTCACCACGAATCGATTTACGAACCCAGCGGAACACCCAGTCAGAACTGGGGGCGGGGTCAGGCAACAACGAGGGCGGTTTCCAAGTTTCGGTGCGCGACTGAGATT